CGCGCGCTTCGCTCGGGCCTCCTCGTCGCGGGTGGGCGCAATCGCTTGCAGGATGCCGAAATCGCCGACCAGCCCTTGCTGTTGGGCCCGCAAATCCTCGATGCGCTTCAGCGTGGCATCGCGGTTCTTCATGATCTCGGGCGCCTGTCGCTCCATGTCAGCCACCTGTTGACGATGACCGGAGATCGACATCTTCGCCCCAATGCCGCCCGCCGCCCGAACGGCGGCAGCATCCTGGCGTGCCTGCTCCTCTTCGCGGTGTTCCCGTTCATCGTCTCCGGCGGTGCTGATGTTGTTGAGGAACCAGTCGACACCCTTGCCGACCCACGTCACGGTGACGACCAGCCCTTCTTTGAACTTGCGGACCAGGGCGTCCCATTTGGTTTCGAGCACGGTCACTTCACGCTGGTATTCGGCAAAGCGGCGGATGTCTTCCTCGGTCGGCCCGAAGCCCTGCTCGTGGGCGACGCGCAGGTTCTCGTTGAGTTCCGTCATGAACGGAATCGCCTCGACGCCGACCTTTTTGAACAGGTCCATGGCGGCGGCGTCCCGCTGAAGGCCTTCCGGAAGCTTGTTCAGTCCCTCGGAGATCTCCGTCAGGATCTCAGACGTGGGTTTCATCTCTCCCGTGGCGGTGTGAAAATCGATGCCCATTCCGCGCAGGGTGGCCCGCGCCTTTTCGCCCTCCCTGGAATTGTCATCGGCCGCCTGGGACAGACCGCGCATCAGGCGCTCGACAATCGAAATGTCCTGCCCGACCGCGCGGGCCGCGAAGCCGAACTGTCCGACCTCTTTCGCGGTCAAACCGGTGCGCAGCTCCGCGTCCTTCACGCGGGTGCCGTACTCCCCCAAGCTCTTTGCGGCCTCGAATGCGGACGCCGCAATGGTGCCCAGCACGGCAGCGCCGGCAGTGACAGCGATGCCAAAGGGACCGAGGGCGGAAAGCACGGACGAGAGGGCACCCTTCGCCCCCTGGAGCGGATTCTCCATGAACTGGCTGACACGCTCGCCGAACGAGGTGATGGCTTCGGACTGCTTCCGCAATGCTTCCTCGGCTTCCTTGGCCGCTTTGACCGCGAGAGCTTCGCGCGCGGCCTTCTCCTCCATGGCGATCATCTTTTCGTAGGATCGGGTGATCGCGTCGATGGCCTGCGGCTCGCGGTTATATCGCTGGAGAAGCTGGTCCCGCTGGGTGATCAGCCGGTCCACGCCGGACTTGCCATAGGTCTCGGCCTGCTTTTCGAGGGAGGCGATGAGCCGCTGGACCGAGGACCGGGTCTGATCCGAAATCCGGATGACCTTGCCGTGCGACGATTCCGCTTTCTTCTCGAAGCCGTCGAGGGCGGCGTTGGCCTTGTCCGTTATCGGGGTGACCTGGTCCTCGGCTTCGAGGATTACGCGTTCCGCTTGGTCTGCCATTTACGCTGCCTGAGCATCACGAAGGGACGCGCCAGGAATGCGGCGAGCACCGCCTGGCGGTCGCGCGGTGACACGCCCCACTGCGCCTCGCGCCGGTTGTTGAAGGCGGCGATCTGGGAGGCGGTCATCCGCCGGCCAGGCAGAGCCTCGTCGAGAAACCCAATCGCCGCGCGATTCTCGTTCGCGGTCAGAACCTTCAGGCACCGCAGGGTGTGGCCGCTCCAGGTCCAGTCACGGATGGGCTGGAGGCCCCTCGCGGTCTTGTAGTCGGGGTAACCGCGGCGGCCAGCCTGTCCTGGCTTCAGCGGCGCCGCCGCCTGGTCGTAGATGTTCCGCCCGCTCTGAATGCGCGCCCGGATCGAATCCGCCAGCACCTGCGCGAAGCCCTGCATCTCGGTTGGGGTGTATGGCGAATAGACGAAGCGGGCGTGTTTGATGACTGTTTGAAACCTGGGCATGGCCAAACTGGACTACTGTAGAACTCGGCGGCGCTTCAGTATCAGAGATGCGCGTGATACGTCCAAGTAGCGGACGAGGATGGGTGCGGCGGCGTGTGACGGCCTCAGCCGCTTGGCGTAACGTGTGCGACCACGAATAACACACGGATCTTTAGTCGGCCCCCGCGGCCTCGCCGAAAAGCCGGGTACCTAGTTCAGCAAAAAAACGCCGAAACGCAGCCTCTTTCTCGTCAGCGCGCTCTGGCTTGTCGTCGAGAAAAGGAATATTTTTCCGACGGAATGCCACGAGCTGGTCATGCCCGCCGCCCGCGGTGCGCATGTGCGAGCGATAGTAATCTTCAAGCAGCGTGCCGAAGCCGAATGCCTTCATATCGGGCAACAGATCCTCGAAATGCTCGATATCGATCAAGGTCAGTGGCGCGACCCTGATGCGTGACCGCTTGTTCAGCGGCGTCCGGTCGAACTCATCGTTCAAATGCCGGGACATGCCAGGGCAGAGCATGGCGTCCTCAAGGCAGACCATAACGGGCTGAAGGAGGCTCCAATTCCGTGACGGCAGGCCGGTGACGGGTTCGCCTGTGAGCAGGCGATCAATGCTGCGGCTCAACTGGGCGACACCCTTGCGACCTTCGGCGTCGCCAGTCACGAACTTCTTGCGAAGGTCCGGTTCGAGAAGGTCGAGGCGCCCGCTCAGTTTGGCCTCTGCTGTGAGCACACTGCTCTTGTACTCGCATAAAATGATATGCGATCCGTCGATGAAGAGCCCATCGCAGACCTCGGCACCATCAGAGAATTTCGGGCTGTCGACATAGGAGTCCGCAGCAAATTCCGCGCGCTGCACGCAATCGTGCAGGTAAGCTTCAAAGGCACGCCCGTAGGTGCCGCCTAGTTTGCTCTTAGTGCGAACATCTGCAGCACCGAACAGGGTCCAGTAGAGACCACGGCCGGTCTTGTCCATCAGGCTCGCGACGTCGCAGCAGTAATATCGCTCGGCACCATCTACTTGGATGACCGGCCACGATTGAAACACTGTCGTGTCGGCGAGGGGACGCTCCCCCCGCGTCGGCAGGTATTCAGCAAGCTGCTGCGCCGTCTGCGCCACAGTGCCAAAAAACGAAGTCAGCTCGGCATCGCTGATTTTCATGTTGGCGAAGCGGTTCTTGTCGACGAAGAAGGTCGGATCGTCGCTAATCAGCGATCCTGCGTTCATCATTCGGTAAGGGGTGCCGATCACCAGGCATAATTCAATAAACTGGCGCGGCGAAAGCCCGGTCACGCGTCTGAACTCCGCTTCCAAATCGACCGTCCCCGGCTGGCTTGCTAACAGCGCGCGGTTACGCTCGAACATCTCCAGGCTGCGCAGCAGATCTCCGCGGAAATCATAATGCGCCATGGCATTGTGATTGGCCAACTGGTGGACGAGCAGATCGGCCACGCCCGTCAGTGGCGCGGTGCTGGAGGTGAGTTCGTTCATCATTAAGCAGCACGCCAAGACGTGCGCCGCCTGTTGCGGCTCCGTAATATTGGAAGCCTCTGGCCTGTTGCACGCGCTTAGGGCCAGCCGCGCCGCCGCCAGCACTCCGAGCCGCGTGAAGAACAGGCGGCGCGGGTTCCCGGCCATCGAGTGGGCCTCGGCACGTCGCGCGTTCTTGAACACATCGCGCGCCAGCCCATTGTCACGCTGATAATCCGGTCGGGACCAAATGCGCAGCGCCGCGCTCAGCTTGGCGAGAACGAGTAGCACCGCCTCTCGTTTGTATTGAGAGAGGATCTCGCGCGCCCCCTCGAGGGTGGCCGGGCGGTTGAAGATCTCGGAGAAGGAGACAACAACGCCCATTTCGAGATAAGGCGGTTTTGCCATAGCTATTCCGATTATCCGCAATAGAGACGTGATGAGGCTGAGGGATCTCTTTCATCTGCATCATCATATTCGGAGCCAAGGCCCGCCTGACGGTTTGTCGCCAAACCGATAGTTGACCGCTATCGAGAGCCCTGTGTGCCGCCATCCACACTCTTCAACTGCTCCTGGCGCTCGCCTTCGATCAGTTCCAGCACGCGGAACTCCTCCTCCGTGATGTCGGCCAGCGTCAACGTCAACCCGATATTCTTCGCGTTCAGTATGCGAAAACATCGCCGCACGAGCGCACCGTTCGGCGTATCCATCGCCTCTTCGAGTAGATTCTTCGGACAGCCAGACCCATGGCTGACGTCGATGGCCTTCCAGTCCGCGCCGCAGGCTGGGCAGCCATCCAACTCGGCCTGCGCCGAGTAGCCGCACCGCCGGCAACGGAAGACGCGGTCGGGACACTCTTCGTCAGGGCCGCATAGCCCGCCCTGGTGCAGCACCGACCGGATCAGGAATCGCACGCCCGGCTCTTCCGGCCAGTCGCCGGGCGTGGCTATTCCGGGTCTTCGTCGGCCTCGATGGCCAGTTGCGCAATGACCTCGGACACCGCCGCCGACTTGTGAACGATGGGCACTGCGCCAGCGTAGCCATCGTGGGAGATGTGCAGCTTGTCATAGAGGGCGCCGCTCGGTTCCAGAAACGCCCGCGTCTCGATGGACCGCCGCGCCGCAACCACGCTGGTCGAAGCCCGCTCGTGGTCCTGCATCTCCTTGGCGGTCGGCATCCGCAGGACGTGAACCACGCGCGTGCCGGGGACTTTCATTTCGATCCGGTAGTTGATCCCTTCGCGCTCGACGTTGGCCACGGCGCACCGCTCGATGCGGCCAATCACCATGCCCGCTTCGGCATCATCGAAGACCGGGCCTTCCTTGTCGGTGCGGATCTTGGCGAACAACTCGGCGTTAATCTTCGGCAGATCCACGTCCTCGCTCTGCGACTTCCCGCGCCCAAGGAAATGCCGCACGGTGCGTTGCGCACGCGCCCAGGCGCACCATTCCTCGTCGGAGGGGAACCGCACCTCGCAGCTCTTTTCGCCGCCCGAAAGGATCGGCACCACGAACGGCTTAGTCGCGTCAAACATTTGAATCTCCTATTGGCAGATGCCCTGTAGCGGCGTGGTGACGGTCATCGTGACCATCCCATTGGTGGGGTCGTAAAGCTGAACGCCGGTGATCTGGAGCGTCACGATACCATCCGTGTTTCCGAGTTCGGCGACGTTGAAGCCCATCTTCTGGATGAGCATTGTGAACGAGTTATTGGCATCGCGGGTCATAGTGAACGTGGCAGTCCCGGTGGTGAGGTTGATCAGGTTCGCATACTCAGTCGACCCTGCCTGCACGCGCACCACAAACTGCACCGCGAACGCGCGGTCGCCCCACTCGAAACGCCCCTGGATCTGGTAGCCATCCTGCGCTCCCGAGCCAGGGAAGAAGCCGGGCCGGAAGTTGTTCTCCCAGGACGCCTCCATCGACACAAACTGCTTGGCGCTGCCGCCGGAGAGGTAGTTGATGCCGTTGAAGGTCAGAGCGCTGATCATGCCGGCGTTGAATTCATGCGGCGTGGATATGGCTGGCAGCGTGATGCCGCTGGGCGAAGTGTACTGGCCAGTGGTCACGCATTCCACCGCGCACATCGCGCTCGCGCGGCCGGGAGAGTTCTTGATGGAGAGCTTCCAGCCCTTGACCGCGCAGCCCACCAGCATCTCGTCCAGCACCGCCGAGCCGCCGGGCCGGATCTGCTGCACGAACGAGAAGTAGGGCAGCTCCAGGCCGGTCGGGTTAGTGGCTCCAAGCGCCGGAACGATGGTGTACGTGTACGGACCGCTGCCGCTCACGACGACGTTGCCCATGGAGAAGGACATCGCCCACGCGAGGAACTCCGACGAGGCGTACTTCGAGAGCTCGTAGGCCGGCATGTTGTAGTGCGACTTGAAGAGCTGCGTTGGGAACTCGTGCCCTTTGCCGATTTCCGCCCGGTCATCCTCGTTCACGGGGACCTTCGCCCACGGTTTGGTATTGAGATTGGTGTGACGCCAGATGGTGGCGACCAGATTCGCCGTTCCGATGGCGGTCTGTTTGCCGAATCCCCAACCGTTCAGCAATTCACTGATGTTAGCCATCTTAGCGGCCAATCCTTTCTGGAAGTAGTGCTGCCAGTCGCTGTTGGCGACCTTCCGTTTGAGACATAACCGTTCATCCTTTCGCACACATGCGCCCACAGCAGTGGCGTTGCGGCGTTATTCTTTTTCCAGTTGAGATTTGTTTTAGGAGGAAGGGCTTCGCGCCAGCCCATCGATCTTGGGCAAGGTCACCGGCCGGGCGAAGCCCTCATCGCTACGATTCTGTTTATCTCACTTTCGGCCACCAGCTCAGGCATACCTTTGCCACGGAAATGGTCCGCTTGCACGTGAGTCTGCCCGCCGTCATGCAACTGCTGGGACACAAGGATCTCCGAATGACTTTGCGTTACGTGCAGGTCACGCAGCAGGATTTGCAGCGCGAGTTTCGTACCGCTCGCCAAAATGCACAGCATCACCTCATTCCCAAACTCGCACTGCCCGCCAGTTCCTCCTCCGTCATCGCTGATCTCCCCGGTGTCCGCCAGGTACTCGCCGCCGCCCGCCATCTTCTGGAGATGTACCGCCGGCAATTGAACGATCAGAACGCCTGCCGAAAGCTGCAACGCCTGGACAAACGCCTCCTCACCATCGCCGCCGAACTCCAACGCTTCAATCCACCCGAAAAGTGAGGAAAGATTGGCCGCTTAATCGCCATGCTGCTTTTCCTCCTCAGCCACAACTGCCGGCTTCTGCACCGCCACGGGCGCGGGAACCTGATGCCACCCTGTGCTCATCCACGGTGAGAGTGCTTCCGCGGTCGCCTCGACTTCCTTGATCTCGTCGCCTTGAGGCGACCGAAGAAATACCATTTCCGCCATCGCTTCTTCCTCTCGGGAAACTACGGGTTGTAAGATTCGATCAGCCGCACTGGCACCTCGAAGTACTCGAAAGTGGCTCCGTCCGGGCTGATCACGATTGTGTTGCGGCGCGCCGACGGCAGGTAGAAGTCCATCGGCTCGCAGTTCGGATCGACAGCAGTGTGCAGCATCCGGAGACTGCTGCCCGCCGGTACGTCGTTCACGATCCAGTTGAAAAGATCTTCGTAGCCAACATCGGCTTCTTCCGGCGCGCGAAGGTACAGCGAGAAATCATGCACAAACACGAGCGCATTGCCAAGTCTGCCTGGCCCGGTGCCCTGCCACGCGATCATGATCGAACCGGGCGGCATCGATAGGATCGCCAGCCGGATGTTGTTCTGCGTTGGCTGGCCGAAGACGACGGCGTTCTCGGTGTAGAACTGGATGTAACTGCCATCCCCGCCCAGCGCATCCACCAGGTTCGGCAGAGCCTGGAGCGCCGTCACCCACTCGGCCAGGATCGTTTTCGGGTTAGTCATTGGGACTCTGCCCGGCCCGCGCCATCAGCGAAAGCTCGACGAGGCCGTATGGGTCCGGCTGGCGCACCGTGGTCACCACGAACTGCGATCCCCAAGCCGTCACCCAATCACCGCGCTGCGGGAAGTTAGCAAGGTCGTGGGGATTGACGGAAATTTCTTCGACGTTCGCCAGTGCGCCGGACTCTTCACGCACGCGTGCGTGGCGGATGGCGGTGATAGTCACCGGATCGCCAACCGCCACGCCAGCCTCTACGGATTGATACACCACTGGCTCGCCGAACGTCTGCTGCATGACTGCGTTCGCCGCCGCGTCGATGGTGGGCCAGTCGGACATATATAATGATGCGGCGGCGCAGAGGCCGCGCTTAGTTGAGCGTGATGATGGAGTAGAACACCGTCACGACCATCGTGCCGTTGCCGGTGGCGAAGGCACCCGTGGCGTTGACGATGTCGATGCCGGTCGCCGATGGCGGCTGGATGACGCCCGTGGGCGGCGGCACCACGTTCTCGCTCGCAGCCGCGCTGGTGACGGTGGCGGCGGGGATGGTGGACGAGTGCGGCACAACGCCGGTCCCGTGATACTGGAACGACACCGCGCCGCCGCCGGTGAACTGCGTGGCACCGGGCTTCATCTGCACGATGAACTGGTCCACCACGAGTACCTGTCCGGCCGCGGGCGCCGGCAAGATGCTGACCGCCGCTCCGAACATGGCCATGATCTGCGCCGCCGTGAGCGTCACCACGGTTTTCTGAATCAGCGACGGGTCGGTATCCGCCGCCTGCACCGGACCGAAGCCGAGCGGGTTGAGTCGCACGCGAACGGTCGCATCGCCGGTCAGGCCGCCCGGTGCATTCACACCGCTCGCCTGGCTGAGCACCGCATAGCCGATCTCCTTGTTCGAGACTCCGGCCGCCGTCAACGGACTGGACGTGGCCTGCAGTGCGGTGTTGTTCCAGAAGACTTTGTCTCCGGGGTTGAAGGTGCTTGTGTCCTTCGCCAGATCGAACACGCCCTCGACCACCAACTCGCTCGAGTCGCCTATGTTCTGACTGTTGACCGTCACGCCGAAGATGTTGCCGACCTGGCAACCGCCGCCGCTGAGCAGCGCGTAGGGCGCGACAACCGTGAGGGTTTGACCTTTTTGAACGTAATTCTGCATCGGTTTCTCTCCTGTTCCTTATGCCGCCACGCCCTACTGGCCGGCGTTCTTCTGAAGCCCGCGATAGTCGAGGGCCGCCGCGCCGAAATCCATGCGCGCCTTGATCTCGACGCCATCCACTTCGAAGCCCTGCTTGGTTTCGATGTACACGCCCTGCTGCCCTTCCAGGTAGCAGTACTCCACGGTGTCGATCTGCGCCGGATCCGCGATCAGATACCAGCCGGTGGTCCCATTCGCGGCGGCATCGAGACGCGGCTCGACCACCGGGATCAGGCTGCGCACCCACTCGGGCACAACCTTCGTCGCATCCGCCGAAGCGATGTTGATCGGGTACACGAGCTGGAGCATGTAAGTCTCCAGCGCCGTCGGCACTGCAATGAACCGCGGAATGAGGTTCAGCGGAGTGCCCTGGGGTCCCTTTTGCAGCCGCATCGCGCCGCGCCCCTTGCCCAGCGCGGTGAGCGGAGCGGAATTGGCAACGGTGGAATCGATGGCGCTGGCCACGCCGGTCAGCAAGTTGGCGTGATTGGCATGGAAGAGCGCGGTGGAATTCTTGTCGCCCGCATACACCGCCGCCGGGTTCGACGTGATGATACCCCAGACGGTGTTCGATTCGAGCTGCGCAGCCGCCACGCCGAGCAGAGCCGGGACACGCGTGAACGCCTGCAGGTCGTCATTGATGATGACCTTGCGCGTCAACGCCACGATCTCGCCGTAGGTGCCGAGCGCATAGTTGATGTTGTTATCGGTCAGGTTGGCGCGGTGGTACTCGCCCTTCTCATTCAGCGCCTGTAAGACGGGCGCGTCGGCGAGCATCACACGGTTGATGGGCTTGAAGTCCTGGGCCGTCACCTGCCGGCAGAAGGGCTGGAAAGTGCGCGGATATGCCTCATATCCCTGGCGCAGGGTCTTATTGGCGACGTTGGCCAGGATAGCCGGGAAGTCCGCGGTCGATTCGGCGCCGCCCGCGAAGAACTCCCGTCCCCGCGAGGATCCCTGGAGCGCCAACTCCGCAATCCGCGTCACGTCCATCCCGCGCGGGTTGGTGCCACGCAGTTCCAGGGCTTCCTTCGCCATGTCGATGAGCTTGAAATTGCGGTACTCGCGGGCCATCTCGACAGCGCGGCGCTGCTGCTCGGGACCGTAGCCATCGAGGTATTCGCCGGTCTCGTTGCCGTTGTGGTCCCTGCGCCGCGCCAGGAAGAACCGTCCGTCCGCGCGCAGCAGCAGAGCCATCTGCATGCAGGCAAGGCGCTGCTCCATACCGTCGCGGGTCACCGAAGTGCCGCCCTCGCCGCGAATCGGAAATGCCGGGCCCTCGGCGCCAGTGCGGACGGGGACTCCCTGCTGGCCCTTGGTCGCGAGATGGGCAAACAGTTCTTTCCGTGCCTGATCGACGGGCACGCCCTTGGCGATGAAGTCGCCGATGACGGTCTCATCGATCCCGTATTTGATTGCGGTCGCGCCCAGCGATTGGATTTCGCTGACGCGCTCCCGTTCGGCCTGGACCGCCTCTTCCCGCGCTGCGGCCAGGGCCTGTTCGTTCACAGCACGGGCATCCGCGCCCGTGTCCTGCGTGGTCGTCTGTTCCATTGCAGGTTTCTCCTTTTGTGGGCTGATTGCCCGTACTGAATCGTTGGGTTGTGCGCTCAGAAAGCACGTGTTGAAATCGGCCGGCACCGTGCAAGGCGAAATCTCGAACGGCTCCCAGTCGGTGGCCTTGAACATGCCGATTTCCTTGTCGTTCAGGTAGGGCGGTTTGCCCTCCGGCATCCCCTCGGTCTGCGCGTTTACCTTTTCGCGTTTGTACACGAAGGTTCCGAAGCTGAGGTTTTGCAGGATGCCGGCGCCGGCCTTGCGGAACATCTCGGCGCCATCCGGATCGCCGAGATCGAATTGCAGCGTAGCCATGCCCTTATCGCCATTGGGCCAGGCGCGGCGCACCACGCCCAACTGGGCCCGCGTGCCGACCTTGCCCGCTATGAGGGACTTGAAATCGTCGCCGGTGAAATGGGTATCGAACACCGGCGCGCCGTTATTCAAGCGGTCGAAGCGGCAGCCCTGCATGTCGAGCTGGAGCATGTAGGGTTCGCCTGTCGCGCGGTCAACCCTCGGGACGGCGGCTCCGCTGTACCAGACCACATCGATGGTGCCATCCTTGGCGTTGGCCGTGCTCGGCAGCACCTGTGCGTCGGCGGCGAAGATCTCGGCGTCAACCTGCGCGGGCGGCAGCGCGCCGGCACCCGCAGGGGATATTTCGGTTCGTAGAAGCGGCATCGTGCCTCCTAATCCTTCACCGCGCTCACGGCGATGTAGTCGTTTTCTCCCAGCTTCTTCAACTGGTAGAGTTGCTTCTGCAGCCACGCGACGTGGCCCTTGAACTTGTCGTCGCCTTCGCGGTGCCACTTCACCAGGTGCTGGTAGAAGTGGAAGTTCGACATGTCGCCGGCGTCGTAGCACTGTTTGCAGAGATCGGTGAACCGAGCGATGGCAACCTGCTCGGCGGCAAAGGCATCGTTCAAAATCTCGGTGACGCTATCGTGGGTCGCGGCGGGTTTCAGCTCAATCGTGGGCGCGCCTTCCAGGAACAATACGCGGCTCACCAGGCACTTCATGTGGTCCTCGCACTGCTCCTTGAGTTGCTTCAGTCCATCGGCCAGATCCAGGCCCAGGCGCTTCACGTCACGCTGATCGAGAAGATACTGAAGCATCATGGAGCCTTCCATGTTGGCGGCCTCCTGAAGCCCAGCGATTACCTGTGGGTGCCCTTTCATAAACGTCCTCCTTGTGGTTGAGTGTTTAGCCGCGGTACAGCCGTGGTGCCGATTCGAAACCGCTGCCCGCGTGCGACATGCCGGCGACGAGTAGATCCTTGACCATGCCCAGGTCCTCTTCCGAGAGCGCCGCGAAACCCTGGCTCTTGGACTTGGTGGGTGCCGCTTTGCTACTCGGGGTTCGCTCCTCTGTTCCGGCCGGCTGCTCCTGGCCGCGGAGTGTGGTGTTGCGCGGGTCCGAATCCAGGATGATTTCGAATTTGTCCACCAGCTTGTTGAACAGTGCAATCTGCGCAAGCTGGGTGGGAGGGTCGTAACCGTTCTCCAGCACGGCCTCGAACCATGTCTTGCGACCCATACGCACGTCCTTCAATACCCCCTCCGCGTCCTTCACCGGATCCACCGATTCGAACCGCGGCGCGGTCCACTGCACACTGCGCAATCCGACCTTCGGATCGTTGGCGGCGGATTTCGGAATCTTGCCCTGCAGAATCAGCGTGTCGATGAACCGGCGCCACACAGGCATCGCGAATAGCGGGATCAGGGTGAGCCAACGAAAGGCCTCCACCGTGTTGCGGAAGCCCAGCATCCCGCCGCGCCAGGAGGAGTAATTCACCTGCGACATGTCGCCCGTGCCGAGTTCGTAAGGCAGGCCGATGCCGGCCATGATCCCCTGCAACTCGGTCATCTTGTATTCGCGGTACCCGCCCGCCGGCGGCGGATTGTTGAACTTGATGTCCTGACCGGGCTTCAGATACTCGACCATGCCCGGCTGGAAACTCTCGACCGGGAGCCCACTGGATGGGTCGGTTCCTGCGATGCCCAGCGGATCGCCATCGACGCCTTCCGGTTGCTGGACGAACGCCGTAACACAGGCTTCCACCTTCTTCCGCACGCGCTCCGCGTCGCAGTAGTCGTCGAGGTCCCGGAGCGCCATCATCACGGGCGCGAGCCACGGCACGCCGCGCACCTGGCCAGGCCGGAGCACGCGGTAGACATGCATGATCTGGTCGGCCGGAACCGGCTGGCTGACAATACCGCCGCGCGGGTTGAGGATCAGCACGCCGCCAGGGTGGTAACTGAACAGCCAGTACGCGACACGACGCCCCATCTCGTCGAACTGCACGCCCTCCATCACATGGCCGTTGACCAGCCCCATCGTGCGGGCCTGATCGAGAAAGTCGGCTTCGAGCATTTGAAGCTGAAGCGGAATCCGCAGACCGGCGTCGGCGGGTCGCGGCCGGAAACGGACAATCGCTTCTCCCGATTCCGCCATGGTGCGGACGGTCAGCGTCTGCATGCCATAGAAATCGAGGCGCTGCGGCGTGTCGCAGCCGTCGGCGAAGAACGGCCATTCGGCATCGATGATCTTGTCGAGGTCTGTGTTGCCAGTCTTGGCCTTCGGCACAATCCCCGTCCCGACCACATTCCCGGCCAGTTCCTCTACTGCGCGGGCCGCATACGGATTGTTGCGGATCAGGTCGCGGCTGCGGTTGCGGAGCCAGATGAGCGATCCCATCAACTCGACGTTGGCGTCCGTCGAGGCGGCGTACCAACCGTGGGCGCGGCGGCCAGCGGTGGCGCCTTCGTAGCGGAACCGCTGCGCGTGGCGTTCCAGATAGCCCGTGGTCAATTCGAGTGCCACGCGACTGCGCACACGCTGCAACGCGACGCGCGGCGCCACGATGCTGATGGCCTTGTCGAGGAGATTCATTTCGTTACCAGCGGTCGTCCAGCGTTGGACCCGTGGGACCATCGCCGCGCTGGTGCTGTGCGAACCGGACGCGGCTCCCGGTTTGCCCGCTGGTCTTGCGGATATCCTCTTCGATGGCTGCCTTCGCCTTCAGTAGCTCGTCCGTCGAGCGGTAAGTTACCTCGCGCCCATCCGGGAACCGGACTTTGAGCGTGGGGCCTCCGATGGCCTGCGTGACCGCGTCCAGGTTCGCTTGCAACTGCTGAATTGTCAGGGCCATATCAATTCCGTCCGAACCAGTTGCGGCGCGGTATCCATGGGTCGTCCCCGCGCTCAGCGGGAGGCGGGGCCGGCCGCTCGGTGTTGGCCGGCGTTGTCACCACCGCAATGTTCGACGGCGTCTCCCCGCGCCGCGTCTGCACCATCCGCGCGAAGCGGTCGCAATGCACCGGCAGTTTCAAGCCGCTGGCGTACAGCGCGTGTAGCGCCGCGTACGCGAGGACCCGCGCATCCAACCCTTCGTTGCGGGCGTTGGCCGGTTTTCGCCATTCCTGTTTCGGAAAACCGTTGTGATACCGCGTGAACTTTCTCTCGGCGGTCAACTGCTCGAAGTACTCGAGGTCCCGCCCGATCGGGAAGTGGCAATAGCCTGGCCCCACGTCCCGGAGCTTCAGCCGGTCATAGATCGCCGTCTTCGCCGCATCCACGCCGATCATGAAAAATGGCGTTTGGTTCTTCCGGCTCGGCTTGCGCGGCCAGATCGGCGACTCGCCCGCGCGTCCTTTGGTGGCATAGACACGCCGGTTGTAACGGTCGCGCGTGAAATGCAGCACGGTGGCATCCTTGAACCCGCAGTCGATGCACGTCGCCACGATCCGCATCGGCAGCCCCGATGCATGCAGATACTCCGAGAGCAGCAGGCCCTCCAAGTGCTCCCACACCTCGTTGCGCGTAACATCGCCAGGGATCACGTGATAGGCAATCGACCAGGATTCTTCATCGCGTCCCCACCCGGCGATCTCCAGTTCCAACCGGTCAGCCTGTACGTCGACGCCCGCCGTGATAAGCGCGACTCCTTCCGGCACCTCGGCTTCAAACGGCTCACAGCGATTCCACAACCCGTGGGCGTCCGTCGCTACTTCGTGGGTCTCTTCCCACAACTCAGCGAGCACCGTGTTCAGAAACGCTTTCAGCGTCTCCGGCGACTTCTTCGCCGCCAGGAACTCCACCGCGATCTCTCCCCAGGATTTCTTTGGCGAGATCAACTGCGAGACGCGAAAGCCGGGAATCGGCGAGGACGGATTCGCCGCGCGGTACTCGCCGCGCTCCACCATCTCGGCTTTCAAGCGGTGAGGGATTAGCTCGCGGCACTCGGCGCAACGATACGCAGCGTCTTCGGGTTTCCCTTCCGGCCACACCACGCCCGGCCCAGTGCCATCGCCGAACGCGAGCACCTGGAAGCACCCGCATTGCGGGCAGGGCACGAAGTAGTCGCGCTGGTCGCTCTCACGCCACGCCAACTCGATGCGGCTGACGCCCTTGATCGTCGGCGTGGATGCCATGACGATCTTCTTGTTGTGGGCGAACTCCGCGGTGCGCTGGATCGCCAGCGATACCGGGTCGCCCTCCGTGCCCGCGCTCGCCGGGTAACGGTCCACCTCATCAAGCAGCGCGTAACGGATCGGCCGCATGGCCAGCCCCGAGGGCGAGATGGCCCCGGTCAGCGTGATCTGCCCTGCGCCATTGGCGAGAACCTTGTGCAGTGTGGTGTTGCTCGAATCGCGAGACTTGACAGGCGCGATCTTCCCCCGCAGTGCGGGTGTCGCACGGAACATGGGCGCCACGCGGTCCTTTGAGAGCGCCTTGGCATCCTCGGTGCGCGGTTCCACCACCAGCACAGGCCCCGGATCCACATCGGCGATGAAGCCGATGAAGTTGAGGAGCACTTCCGTCTTGAGGATCTGGGCTCCCGATAGCACCACCACCTGGCGGCAGGGATGGCTGGGGCTGAGCACGTCCATCGGCTCCCGCTGATACGGCCTCGTGCGCCACTGTCCCCGCTCGGCAGCCGCGCCGCCGGTCAGAACGCGGTTCTCATCCGCCCACTGCGAAACGGTGATCTCGCGAGGCGGCAGCATGGCCGCGGCGCCAACCTCATGGATGGAGAACGGATGCATGTTACAAACCCGCGTCCGCGATGGCTTTGCTCACCTTGCGCAGCACGGCCTCATCGTCGTTTTTCAGTAGCCGATGGATAGCTTTCTCGTCGTTGACGGCGGCCAGCATGGGCGCCAAACGGTCGGCACGCGCCTGGAGGTGGTCTTTCACGATGGCCGAGAAACTCGCGGCATACTCCGACGCGCGGACCGCCTGGATCAGCTTGCCGGCGCGCTCCTCATATTCCAATTGCGCCGTTCGCGCCTCGAAACTTGTTTTGACCGCTCGGGCGCGCAGGTATTGAGCGACCGGATCGCCCGTTGCTGCAGGCGGTTCGGGCATCGGGGAAACCCGTTCCTTCGGTGCTGCGGCCGCCGTTCGATTGACCGTCTGGCCGGCGAAGGTGTTCTTGGCCCATTCCTGGTTGGCGCGCTCCGGGTCGATGCTCCCGTCAGGCAGCGTCGTGATGCGCTTGCTGGCGATGGCCTTCTGTACGGCGGTTAGGCTGCAACCGCGCATGCGCGCGTATGCCCGAAGAGAAACGCCCATCGCCA